CAGAAAAAGTGGTGTACACGTTGCAGACGATGTTGGCTCCAACTTTTAGCGATAACTCCGCACCTGTTCAATGCCTTGTAAAACCGTCTGTAGAAGATCCGGAACACGTTCGACCTCTTTCAAGTTATCTTGATACACGAGATGAGATACTCAACAAACTCGAAACACTTTTTATCGAAAAACCCATCTGGGATCGTGCAGATTTAATAGGTGCATTCAGCGGTATTCCAGAAGATGTGATTATCTACACCATTCAAAGTGCAATCACAAATGGTATCAAATTCAAAGATGCATTTGATCGTCCAAGTTTGATTGAGTCCAAAGGAGAACTCTATGCACTGACACCCGTTGGAATAGAAAATGCAACCCTGATTGATCGTATTCGTAAACCTGCAGAAGCAAATGCAGTGCCAATCACAAAAGAAATTGAAGAAGATGAGAAACCGAAGACGATTGCAGAAGCTGTTACAGAAGCAATCGCAGGACCAAATGCAGTTGATTTGGAAACGAGGTTCCCTAAATTTAAGCCTCAAGTAACAGAACGATTTTCAAAAGAGTTGTTGATGGATTATACATTTGATCACTATTTGAAACCAGAAGAAAAGAGAGCTTATATCAAAGCACATCCTGAATTCCGTCCTCAACTTAGAATACCCGATACAAACATTTTCGTCCTTGGTGATAATAAATTTGAACCACCTGAAGCCCCAATTGGTGACAATCTTACCAAATACAATGCGTGGGAAGATAATCTTATTAAAACATTCACTTCCAATCGTACTAAGTTGTACGGTTCTGTAAAAGAGAATAGTAAAGGACCTCAGTTGGTCATCAGTAAAATGACAGAAAATGGAGAACGAGATATCAAACAAACTGGAAAACGATTTGAACCTACAACGTGTGGTACAGGATCGAATACAAAAGAACCAGTTCACAATCTATCGAAAAAGATTGATAAAAATGGAGTAGGTATTCCTGCAACCATTGGAAGTGATTGGTGTCAGTATATGGAATTGCTTATTCGTGAAAAGAACAATACAGAATGGGTAACACCAGAAGAATTAAGTGTTATATTTTCAGAAAAGAACAAACAAAAATTAAGTATGGCGTTTAAAACGAATTGATTTATCTATGATAAGAAGCAAGTATGGATCCAATCTTTGAAAGAAGAGAATTAGTTCGCAACATTCATTTGGAAGCAAAACGCCTTCAAAGAAATATCTATACGAGTTTGTTAGCACAACTTCGTATGAAATATGAAGGAGTATGTGTTCCAGAAGGTTACATAAATCCTCAAAGTATTACAATCATTGAACACTCACTTGGTCGATCAAATCTTATCAAAGGTGGACTTGACTATGCTGTTAAGTTTCAAGCAGACATATGTTTGCCTCACCCAGGTCAAGTATTCAAAACCAAGGTCAATATTCGAAGTAAAATAGGATTACACGCAGAAACCAAACCTATGAAAGTCCTCCTTCCAAGAGATATTCATATTGGAATGGAAGAGTTTGAAGATATTCAAGATGGACAGGAAGTAGAATTTGAGGTCGTGGGTGCCCGTTTTCAACAAGGAGATGAAAGCATTGTCGTTCTTGGCAAACTCCGCACTCTTATCAAACCTGACAACACTGCTCCACCTGAGTTCTCTACGGAAAGCAAATTGCCTATGATTGCTGCACCAATTGAAGGCTCGAATGAAAATGAAAGAAAGGTGGTGACTGTATCGGTTGAACAAACAAAGCCATCTGCAGGAATCGATACTCGTAAGAAACGAGTAAGATTGAATGCTCCGTCAACAACAAATGAACCGTCTGCAAAAAGAGAACCTTAAGGAACAGATTGATAGATTGGATACGCAGGAACACGCTCAAATTTTTGCTATTATCCGTAAGTACACGGAGACATATACCAAGACACAGAGCGGTGTTCTTGTTTCATCTGATAACCTGCCCGACGAGTGTTTGGAAGAGATTCAAAGGATGGTGACTTTTTACATGGACCAGCGCAAGAGAATGGAGGCAGATGCCATAGAAAGGACCAAGATTAAAAACGGACAAACATAGTCCAAGTAAATAATAAGGCAACAGATGGAGACTCTTTTACCAAAGTCGACACTTGAACCGATGAAGCAGATGCTCTCGGTAATCAAGACAAGTAAAGAGGCAGAAGTAGAGTTCAAAGTCTTGATAAACCAAATCGAAACCAAGGATGTTGCGGACAGAATCGTCCGTGCTATTGAAGAAATCACACGAAGCGCTTCGAAAGAAGAACATCGTGCGACCTTCACTTATCCCGATGGTATTCGTGTGGTTGTCACAGGACCTGAGAACATACACAAAGTATGCACTAGCAACAGTTTCCACGGAGTACCACTCTATGTGGAAAAAAAGAGGAAGTATTACGATGTAATGCCTCGTGCAGGGCAAGATGAAGTTGAAATACCAGACCTATTCACGCGTCTCACTCTTCGTCACGAACAATTCCTGCGAAAAGACTTTGCAGGCAAACCTATGGACCCGAATTCCTATGTTCGTGTTCTTCACAGAAAATCTTGGAAGACTGAAGATGGTATGTTTCAAATTGATTTGTCCTCTGTCAAATCCAAGAAAAGAGAGCATACCAAGATGTTCGAGGTTTTGAAACAGCCTATTCGTTATGAATTGGAAATTGAGCTTATTGATCGAACAAAAGATGATTACTTGAAACCTTCTCTAGCACTCCTGCAGAAATTGGTTGCTGCCTATCAACAATCTCCTTTCGTAGTCCTGCAAACAGATATCGAACGATACGATGCTGAATTCAAGAAGATGAGTATTCCTTTTGTAAACCCGATTACGATGGAAAGAAGCCACGCAAATCCTGATAATCCACACAACATTTTGAAGAACTATACAGTTACGGTAAAAGCAGATGGTCAACGATGCTTTCTGGTTGTGATGAGAGATAGAAAGATGATTCGAATAACACCTTCTTATCAAATCGCTTGGACTGGATTAACTGCAAAAGATGACAAACATTTTGGTGATATTGTGGACTGTGAATATCTTGAGGATAAGAACCTATTCTGCGTCTTCGATATCTATATGTTTCGCGGAAAGGATACTCGTGGTTTGCCATTGATGACAACTGCCGATGAAACAATCAAACATCCATTGCTCTCAAGACTTGGGTGTGCACGTGAATTTGTGAGTGAGTATAAGAACGATTTTACAGAAGAACTTACAACCAATCCTATTCGCATTGAGACCAAAGAGTTTCGTGCAGGAGATGGAGCTGAAATGCAGGAATCTATTCAAAAGATTTTGGATACCGATTACGGATATCCAACCGACGGGTTGATCTTCACACCCAGAGCATCGTCAGTTGCTCCACTCGAAGACCGAAAAGGCAAGACTTGGTTACGTGTTTACAAGTGGAAACCATCTGATCAAAATTCCATAGATTTCCTGCTGAGATTTACACCTGGAGAATCATTTGATCCTGTATTGAACTCTCGTGTTCTGTTGGGTACACTCTATGTTTCTCGTAGACCTGGAAGCGAGATAATCTATCCCTGCGAAACTGTTACAGGAGAATACAGTCCTCCAAAAATACCAGATGATTTAAGAGTCATTGCAGAAAGTCGTGATCGTGTTCCATCTCCATTCTATCCTGCTGCTCCTCGTAATATTGATGCACACGTTATTCGTCTCCCGGTCAACGATCGTGGAATTCCAGTAGATATTACAGATACCAAAATCGAGGACAATACGATTGTGGAATGTGCCTACAATACTGATAACAAACGATGGACAGTATTGAGAACACGATATGACAAAACATATCAGTATCGAGTCAAGAAAGAACCTCAATATGGTAACGATGCACCTGTTGCAGATAGTATTTGGAGATCAATGCACGCTCCAATCACGGATGAAATGATACGAAATGTGGCAACGAATCGTATTGATGATACGATTGAAGATGAGTTGTACTACAAGGATGATATGGGTAGAGAAACCCGTATTTGGTTGGATGTCACTGGATTTCACAATCGAATTAAAGAAGTTCTTTATAAAAACAACATCAAGAAAGGCGATACTCTGCTTGAACTTGCAGTAGGACGTGGAGGTGATATTAATAAGTGGATAAAGTCTCAACCATCAAAAGTGGTAGGCATTGATATCTCAGATTCCAACTTGAATGCACCTCGATCGGGATTGTGTGTTCGTTATCTTGAAAAGAAACGAAAGGGTGTTAAAATTCCACCAGGCCTATTCTTCAAGGCAGATATGTCTCAACCGTTGGAAGAACAGGAAGGACACTACTTACGAATTCTGGAAGGTACAGAGAATGCACCGACAGAATATTTGGAACAGTTCCACGGATTGAATGCATTCGATACCATTTCTTGTCAGTTTGCCATTCACTATGCGTGTGTCACAGAAGAGACATTCAAAACATTTATTGGAAATCTCACTAAACACGGCAAGGGATTATTCTTTGGAACCTGTTTGGATGGACGTTCAGTCTATTCCCTGCTTCTTGGAAAACCCAACCACGTATTTAGAAGCAATCAAGGTATCTTTGGAGAATTTATCAAGGACTATGAAGATGGAGCAGAATGGACAGAAGACTTCGGTAAACAGATTCGTGTCAAACTTGAAACATTCGAACAGGAACAGAAAGAGTATTTGGTACCCTTTGAAAAAGTGAAATCAATGATGGCAGCAGAAGGATATGAATTGGTAGAAGAGAAGATGTTTGGTGATTACTATGCGAATCAAAATGCAATAACTTTAGGACAAGAACAGCAACAGTTCTCGTTCTTACATCGCAGTTTCGTATTCAAGAAAGGCGAGAAACCCAAACCTGCTCCTGAACCAGTGAAAGAGGAAGTGCCAGTGGTAGAGGAAAAGAAGATTGAAGAGGTCAAAAACGAGGAAGGAGAAACAGTCAAACGAAAGATTGTGAAAGTTGTGACTCCAAAAGAAGAGGAAGTGGAACCAATATTGTTCAACGGTTCGGATGAAAGCAAGGGTGATTTCCGTATGTTATCGAACGACTACGTTGCTCCATTTCAGATGGATTCGATCAAGTTTCCAACAGTCGAACATGCATACGAATATGCAAAGGCAAAAACATTTGGAGATGAAAAGATGGCTGCTCTCATCGCCAAGACACCTTCTGCGAAATCAGTGAAGGCACTTGGTAAGAAGATTTCTGGATTCAAGGAAGAGGAATGGGAACAGAAACAGGACAGTGTAATGAAGGCTGCTATCAAGGCCAAACTCAGTCAGCATCCTGAAATCAGAAGTGTGTTGTCCGAAACAAAAGCCAGTCCAATTGGATATGCGAATGCGCGTGACAAATACTGGGGAATCGGTACATCACCAGAAAAGGACAAGGCTAAAACACCATCCAAGTGGGCTGGAAAGAACCAACTTGGAAAGATTATGGAAGAGTTGCGAACCGAATTCAATTCGTCTTCACCTTAAATTTTCTATCAAGTCTTGCTAATTGAACTTCATATTTTTCAATCATTTTTATACAGTTAATCAAGAGCTCTTGAAGGATAAGACACTCAACTCTGGTTGTCTTATCACTTAACAGACAGTGTTCCAACTCCTGCTTTTTTTGTAACCATTCGCCCAACCTACGACGAATCGTATATTCCATTGCTGTCTGGTAGCGAGTGTAATAAAATACTTTTTACGCAGAACAAGTAATGGGAAAGGATGAGCCTGACGATGATACTGAATTTGGAAACAGAGATATAACTTGGAACGTACATTTGGAAAGAATCATATCAGAAGAAGGAGAGAGAGCGGAGTGTTTTTCGTGGTTGCACACTCAATCGGAGAAGAAGTTCAATCGTTTGAATACTATGATTACACTCCCTGTGATTGTGTTATCAACCATCGCAGGAACGGCATCCATCGGAGCACAGGGATTGGAATCCGGAGATGCGATGGGCAAGTTCATTAATATGGGATTTGGAGGCTTGTCGTTGGTTGTCGGTGTTCTCAACACTGTCAGCAGTTATTTTTCGTGGGCAAAAAGAGCAGAGGCTCATCGTATTTCTTCCATCACCTACAACAAAATCTATCGGTTTATTCTGGTAGAATTGGCACTGCCACGAAATGAGCGAATGTTGGCAAAGGATTTTTTGAAGACGATTCGGGAAGATTTGGACCGATTGAATGAAACCAGTCCTGCTATTCCGGACAACATTATTCAGATGTTCAAAGACAAGTTTGAAGATAATACACCCGATGTGAAGAAACCTGAGATAACAAATGGTCTAGATCCTATTCTTGCTTATCCACTTCCACCTGATGAGAATGTAGAGCCACCAACATCCGTGAAACGCATTGCTACTTCTCCAAGGTCACCAAACCCATCATTAGCATCGTCTTCTTCCGAAGAAACACCAGGCGCAACTTCATTTACACTTCCAACCATCACCATAGACCAAGAAAAGGGGAAAAAGATTAAGTATACACCCTCCCCCGCATTGCAAAGTGCTATTCGTATGTCAACCGCGACAAGATACAAACCACCTAATATTTCTGTTCCGGAAGACAGCGCAGTATAAAAAATGGATTTGTATTAGATAACAATTATTGGTACTATACAATGGATTATAAAGAACCAAAAACGAGACAAGAAAGTAAAAAGGATAAGAAAACTAAAGCAGGTGACAAATACTCTGCTAAGCATATTCGGATTCAAACATCAAAAAAGAGTTGATGTTTTTTTCTAAAAACGAATCGGTTTAAATCAATGCTTACATCTAGTACATAAACATGTGCACGTGCAGATTTCTTCAACGACTATTTGGATGGGTTCAGAAACAGGAAGTTCCTCAGATTGAGAAGACTCTTGAGACTGTTCGGGAAGAACTTCGGGAACAGGTAGATGCTCGTCTGTCTGAACTGGCTCAGAAGATTGCGGAAGCTCGACCTGAGGTTCACTCGATTGTTCAGGAGTTTCTAGAGAAGGGGTATCAAGAGATTGACCAGGTTCTTCCAGAGGCTGAGAAGGTGATTGATCAGAAGGTATCTCAGGCTGAGGTTCTTCTTGAGGAGAAGATTCAGGAACGACTGACTCAACTGACGGAACAACCTGCTCCTCTTCCTGAACCGGCTCAGGAACAGACTCAAGAGGAACCTGCTCCGGTTCCACAACCTCCGGCTGAGATTGAGATTCCGGTTGTTCCGGCTCCGGCTGAGGATCAGACTCAACTGGAATCTGCTCCTGTACCGGTTCCACTGGCAGCTCAGGAACACTTACCTCTTGAACCTCTTCCTGAACAAGAGGTTGTTCAACGACTTCAGGAATGGGCTCAGACTCTGAAGCTACCTCCTCCACCACCTCTTCCTGTGGAATCTCTACCGGTACCTCCACCTGTTGAACGACAAGAGACGGTTGCTGAACCTGAGAACGCTTAAAAAGACGGTCGGTCAACTTTTTTACTTTGATATAATGTGCGTCGGTCATTTATTCTCATCACCAGAAAACTGTTTGTAGTAGTCCTCGTATGACAAGGACTTTGCAGGTGCTTGTGCTTGTCCAATTGCGTGAGGCACAAATTTTTGGTATAGCTTCTGTCCTACAATCGTACTGGCCTGTTCTGCTGTAATTTCGCCTTTTTCAATTCGGCGTTTCAATGCTAACATTTCGAAAAAAGTGGAATCCAATTTGTCTTCCATATGTAACGTAAAAAGTGAAGGGTAGTTGAAATACAGAATCTGATTATCCTGTTTCAACAACTCTTCATATTTCTCCTTATTTTTTCGATGTTTTGAATGTTTCTTTTTTGAAGCGTCCATATTTCTTACCAATGCCTGAACTTCCGTAGCAGAGTAGTCTTTATTCTGAATACCTCGTTGTCCTTCTGCCACTTCTTGTGGTGTTAATTCTCTTGCTGTTTGCATTGTTACTTTATATCACCGTTTGTGAAGGTAATTGAACGAGTGGTGCCAATTTCTCCACAAGTTGATGACACTCTTCGTGAGTTGTCATTCCAGTAAGAATCACTTGTCCTGTTCGGAATACCTTTGCTATCCATTTCGTGTCTTGGAAATAGATTTTGACTGCCGGATAGACTGCGGGTTCATAGACCGTTTTTATATTATTCTTTCGCAGTGTCGAATAGAGTGTATCTCTGGATATATTATCCACTCCAATAATCTTCGTCTTGTAGTTCATCAGAACAACACGACGATTATTAAGGTCCCATTCTCCTTCTGTAACTGTTTCCGGACACTCTTTGGTTATATGGTCTTTGAGTAACTGAGTAACGTGACGGTCATATTTCTCATCAAGAACACCTGTGATATGAAACACTCCATTCTGAAATATTTTTACGGTTATTTCTTTCTCGGGGAGAGAACCATCGCCACTGCTAAGAATAACAAGGGTGATAGAATTGTTACCAAATCCCGTTGTTCTACGAGGTGCTTGTTTCGCTCGGTGTTTGATTAAGTCTCGTTTGCTTGAGCCCCTTTTTAGCACGCCCTGTTTTTCTATTTTGATTATCTTGTCGGTCAGTGGGAGTATCTCCACTAACTTGTTCGTTTCCAGGCGGACACCCATTGTGTAAAGCACTACCATTGTCGTTAATATTGGAGAGTCCATTGAGGGAATCGTTGTAGACAGAAACGATTTCGTTTTTCCAGGCCTGTGAAAATGAGAGTGGGTATTTTGAAATCACAATACAGTCAAAGTTTCTCAAAAGCTTTCTTAGAATGACCTCTTCCATTGGTGTCAACATCCATCCGTCCAGATATCCTAACCAAACAGTACATCGTTTTTGATGATTGACAATTGCGGTGATTGATTCTTTCAATTCATCTAACAGTAATCCAGAAACATCAAGACAGTTTGGTGGTTTCGGGATACGGTATGTATACACCGTCAGCATTGTATTAACTTACGGTTTGAGTTTAAGCGACATTAACGTTGGGTTCAATTGTATGAATTGGAGCACCGACACTCTTATATCCTGCTGCTTGTGCCGTTGTCAATCTACAATTACATCCAGATGCGAATTGAACTTTGGTAGGACCATAAATACCACCACAAGTAGGACAGTTGGCAGTCGCATATCCTCGTTGGTAAGCATTCTTCTCAGCCTGTTTTGCTGCTAATTGAGTGTCTGCCGCAAGTTTATCATTAAGTTCCGGGATGGTCGTGCTGCTGTAGCACACATTTTGTATCTGTGATGCTTTTGCATTAACAGGCATAGAAGACTGAGATACAGCCTGTCCAGAAGTGTAAGCAACATAAGCGCTTGCATCCTGAACTCTATGTAATTTTCCTTGATAATATCCAGAGTTCGATGCCGTGGATGGAGCATTCAACGGAAGAGTACAGGCTGGAACTGGAGTAGTAACCTCCAATGTTCCAGAGGCAGCCAGTCGTTTTACAATCTCGGTATGATGACCTGCGTCACGATGTGGGCGAGTATCCACATAGTTCGGAAGTCTTTGTTTCAATCGGTTCAAGTATTCGCTATACGAAGACATTTACTCTTTACACAAAAATAAAAAGGGATGAAGAAGTTGCGGATATCCATTCCTAAGATTTTCGTATGTTTGTCAGAATTTTGCCATGGAGTTGTCTATGGGACTCATACCGAGTATTGTGACAGATGTTTAGTTTTAGGGTATCATATACCCGAACCGCTTGCCGTCCAAACACCCAAAGTTCGTTAAAAAACGGATTTTTTTAAACCAATTTTTAACTATATAACCCAAAATGATAACAGAAAATAATCGTGAAAGAAGAGGAGTCCTATGGACAGATAACGAGGTCAAACAACTTTTGTTATCTATTCAAAATAGAAAAAGTATTAGAGAAATAGCAGACGAACATCAACGAACAACTGGAGGTATAAGCGCTCAACTCAAAAAAATGACCATAAAATATTGGTTTGACGAAAAAAAATCAGCAAATGAAATCGAAAAATTAACTGGACTACCGAAATCTCGTATCGAGTTTATTATTCAAACGCATAATGATTTTCAAGAAAATACAAATACATCAAAAAATGTTGAAAAAAATAAAATAATTGATATTCTTTCAGAAATAAACCGAAAACTTGATATCATAATTTCTAACTCTAAAGACCGGGATGCGTTAGAAAATGTCGCCGACAGCATTCGCGAGTTAAACCAAGTTCGTTCATCGCTTCACCTTCCGCGGTATAGGTAGTGGTTTGTGTAAGATATTGAAGTTCGGGCTGTTTTTTCTCAATACGTTTTGCTTTTACAAGTTCAAGAAACTTCTTCCACTTACCTGCGATAGGTAGGTTACAAGTGAAGCAGCGAACTGGGATTGGGAAGTCCATTATACCTTGTCTTTCTTTTTCTTCAAGACTTCCGTTTTTCATTTCTGCCCGAATAATAATGAAAAAGTCTAACTTGATACTCATTGGGTTGGCGATTCTTCTCATCGCAGGATTCGCATACCTCCTCACTCCTCGTGACCCCAAGCTCTCTTTTATTGATAAGGATATTCAACAGGACAGAGCCCGATTCACTCCTTGGCAGAGTATAGACATTGCGATGGCAATGGGACTGGCAAAACACGCTGCTCCTAAGATGCTCAACCCGCCAGAAGGCCCTCCTCCATTGCTCCTCTTTCCACCTACCGAAGAAGACCTTGCGAAATTATCAGGTCCTTAAAGAACTTCTAATTCTTGTGTACTCCAGAATTCTGCAGTATTGTTAGGCAACTTGCGACGAATGAGAAACGGCAGCTTACGCTCCTCAATCTCTCGCTTGGCCACAGTCCATACAAACATCGGGTCGGATGTACGAATACCCTCCAAACTAATGAGAGGCTTGGCGCCGTCCGCCAACTGTTGTGATCGAATCGCTAACAGTGCAGTGTATTCGTATTTGGTGTAATATGGAAGAGTGATACGGGGTTGATTGAAATTCTCTGCGACCTCGGCACGATAAACAGGAATCACTTCGGAATGCATTGTGCTTACTGATTGATATGTAAAAGTTTCATTCGTTTTATACAAATGCCTATTATCCGTTCATCGGCTTCTGATTTTACAGAATTTGTTAAATCTAATGCTACCTTACCTACAACCGGTAAGGCATCCAAATCTACCAATACGACAGCTTTGTTTATTGCGAGTAAGAAGACTGCTTCTATCAATATTGCTTCTGCCGTGTCCATTAAGGCATCCCCTATCACGACAATTATCACCACAAAAGTTGTCACAGGTAAAAAGTAAGAATGCCTAACATCAGTGCCTCTGATTATACAACGTTTATCAAACTCCAAGCCGCGTCCTTGGGTTACCAGAATGGAGCGATTCCTGCAAATCGTCACAACAACGTACAAGTTGTTCCTAGTCAATCTATCCTCAATGCTCAGTTGTTAGCAAGCAAGGCATCCTACCTTGTAACACCAAACAATTCAACACTTAATGGTTTGAGTTATGTGAGACCCTATGCTGGAAAGGGAAATGTAAATCATCCAAAAAGTCTTTCAACTGTTTCCTATGCTGGAAGCGGTACCACCAGTTCTTCTAAAACCTATCAAGCAGGTGGTCCTCCTTCTGGTAAAGGCAATACTGGCAAGGTACTTACACTCTACAATGGACGTTCTTAATTGCTGCTAGCATTCTGTTTCCACATTGCATCACACACCTTGCATTGATATAACCAAGTTACATTATCAGCATCGAGCTTGATGCCTACAATCTGTGATTTATCACCGCGTGTAGGACATTCCTGATTTTTACAAATCATATTATCAAATTCTGGTAATGTTGGATCATATTTTAGATAAGGATTGATAGAATATTGAACCGATGTATCCTGCTGAAGATCGTGATCATAAATCACTGGATTTTCTGGTGTGATTTCTTCTTTGTAAGGACAGGCTCTGCAGGAGATATATGCCTTGTCTCCTTCGCGACTGATATTATACAGAAAGTTGTTACAATCCTTACAGAACTTCATTATACTTGCCTTGAAGATTAGTTAATATTCTTTCCGTTTTAGTGCGTCTAAAATGGATTCTTGGCAAGAAAGTTCTCGGGACTATTAACACAGAATGTCCTCTTCCAAACTTATGACATTTCTTGATGGCACTCAAAGAGAAGGCGATCCAGATAAGAAAAGAGAAGGAAGAAAGGCCAACGGGGACAAAGTAACCCACACATCAATGTCCGGCGGTGCTTGGAGAATTGATGATGATGACTTAGACGAATTCTATAAACTCTACTGCGAACACTTACTGAATCACGGACCGTTACATATGACAGAAAAGAGCACACGAATTGGTGCTCTTCGTGTCGACCTTGACTTGAAATATGAAGGTCAGGTTACCGAACACTTACACACTCAGAAACAGGTTGTAGAATTTACGAAATCTTATATGGCAGAAGTGAAACGATATCTGACTGTTCCAAACGATGTTGAAATCTATGTAACCGAAAAACCTGAACCAACTTACTATCCATCCAAAAAATCTTCCAAATCGGGAATCCATTTGATTGTTCCTGCATTGAAGACGAGTCGGTATATCGAAGAGACTATCAGACTTAATTTACTGAATCGTATGACCGAGTTCTTTCCAGGACTTCCAATCTCAGATGATTGGAAAAAGGTATATGATGCTTCTCCACTGACACACACGAATCCTTGGACTCTACTCGGTTCCAAAAAAGCAGAAGGCACTCCGTATCGTATCAAATACATCATTCAATGGAATTCAGACAATGGAAGTATAACGATTGATGAAGATGTTCCGTTGACCACAACACCTGCTTTGCTTAAGAAATTGAGTATCCGTTCATCTCCGACTGAAGAAACAGAATTGACAAATGAAGGAAAGGAAATCGTGGAAGCGCATAACAACAAAGAACCTACTGCTATCTCCGGTGGCAAGGCAACTCAACCGACTCGTGGTAGACAGATGCATCGGGATGGAAATTCACGAGGCTCTTCTCCTGACAGAACTGCGTATATTCAACCCCTCAGTGAAGCGATGATGAAGTATTACAGCGACCACGTATTCAATCTTTCTCAAAAGCGTTACAAAGACTATGCCGAATGGATTTCTGTAGGTCAGTGTTTGAAAAATATTCATCCAGACTTGGAATGTGTGTGGCTTGAATTCAGTGCTCAGGATGCCGACCAATACAATTTCCGTGAAGCAATGGCCAAATGGAATTCCTTTGGATTCCGATTTGATGGACCCAAACTCAGTGAGGGCAGTTTGCGTCTGTGGTCAAGGTCTGATAACCCAGATAAGTATGCTGAAATTGAAAAGAGTAACAGTTTCCGATTGGTAGAGGAATCCACGATGACACAGACCGAACACGATGTTGCTCGTGTTGTGTATTCAATCTTTCGTGACAACTTCAAATGTGTTCGTTACGGAAACAATGTATGGTATCAATACTGTGGACACATCTGGCAGGAAACTGATAAGGGTATTCAACTTCAATGTCTGCTTTCAAACAAGGTTCATAAACTCTATCTTGACAAGGAATTGGAAATTGGTAATTTAATGCGTGGATTGAATCCGTGTGCTCACAAGAATGAAAGTGATATGAGTTGTGAATACTGTCTGATGAGTTCCAAAAAGAAGAAATACCTCGTTATGCAAACCAAACTTCGTATGTTCACTTTCAAGGATAAAGTTATGAAGGAATGTCGTGAATTGTTCTTGGATGAAAGCTTTGTAGACAAGGTGGATGAGAATAAGAACCTGATTGCATTCAATAATGGTGTCTTTGATACTCTCAACTTGGAATTCCGTGACGGAAGCCCAGATGATTACATTAGTTTCTCCACCAAAATTGATTACGACAAAGATAAGAGGTATTTCGAATATGCCTGTTGGCCTGAGATTGAGAAGTTCTTGAGCAGTGTATTGCCAGACACAGAAGTTCGTAACTACTTTATGCTCCATCTTGCGAGTTCGTTATCTGGAAATAACGCACAACGTTTTCATATTCTGACGGGTTCGGGTTCAAATGGTAAATCAATGTTGATGAACTTGATGACCACCACAATGGGTGATTACTGTTGTAAGTTACCGATTACTTTGCTCACTCAACAGAGAGGCAAATCCTCTGCGGCTTCTCCAGAGATGGTGCGATTGAAGGGCAAACGATTTGCAACTATGCAGGAACCGGATGAACAGGTTCCATTGAATACTGGATTGATGAAGGAATTGACCTCTACCGAAAAGGTTACTGCCAGAGACTTGTATGCTGGTGCGAAAGCGATGATTGACTTTGATGTTCAAGCCCGATTACATTTGGCCTGTAATGACAAGCCTAAGATTAATGCGAAGGATGGTGGTACTTGGAGACGATTGATTGTTATCAACTTCACTTCCAAGTTCGTTCACAATCCAAAGGCACCAAATGAATACTTGATTGATGAATCATTGATGCAAAAGACTATGAGTCAAGAATGGGCGACCGCATTCTTATCGTATCTCGTTCATCTTTACAAGACCAACAATGGTATTCGCAAGATTGATATTCCAAAGAAGGTTCAGGAATACAGCGAAGAATACAAGGATGAGAACGATGTTATTGCACAGTATCTACGAGAGACATTGATTAAGATTGAGGGAGAAACAGAACAGGTTGAACCTGTTACAAAGGGAGCACTCACTAGTTCATTCCAAGAATGGAAACGAACGAACGAGATCAGAGCAGGTGCTACTACGCAGGAGTTGGTGAAAAGAATTGAAGATGTATATGGGAAATATCCTAAAGGCGGCTGGATCGCTTTCCGGTTCGTGAGCGTTTAGACTTTGATTTCTTAGAGCGTCTGGTTTTTCTCTTTTTGCCTCCGTAACCGAAGGAAGATGTTGGAGCAGATGGCATCACACCAATTTCTTGGTTAGAAGAGTCTTGTTCGCCAAACCACGTTGTCGGATTATACCAAACCATTTGTATTATTAGGTATCAATATTTACTCCATAGCGACGGTTCTCTTGGCACCAATCTTTGAGAGAACATAGGTGCGGAGGAGACCGACAGTGAAGACCACCACGACGAAGGAGATGATGAGGTTGACAAGGGAAGCAACGACTTCACCGACATTGAGGGTCACGCCACCAATGACAACCTTGAATTCAGTGACTCCCTTTCCAGCAGAAGCAGCTGGGGCAAGGATAGGAGTGATGATGCCATCAGATAAGGCCTTGAAGAAGGTGGAGACGACGGATCCGAGGTAGAACGCAGCAGTGAGGATGATAATATCACGAGTATCTAGCATTTTATAATCAAATGGAGAGTTTTTTTCTTTCCTTAAGTTTTTACTTAATCATTAATCTTCGGTTATAATAATTGTTAAATGGGATTTGATACACGATACTGGGGCCCGAGTGCGTGGCAACTGTTTCATCACATTGCGTTTTTTTCACCTCATCCGGATGATTTCCTCCTGAGTATAAAGAACATTCTACCCTGCAAATACTGCCGTGAGAGCACCACGCAGTTCATGAACGAACATCCCCTGCGTAAAGAACCTTCGAAGTGGCTTTACGAAATTCACAATATGGTGAATGATAAGTTGAGGACACAAGCTAAGACTGACCCAACCATTATCAAACCACCTGCAGACCCAACCTTTGAAGAGGTCAAGGAACAGTATAAAAATATGAAACCCACTTCCGTGCCTGGGCGCGATTTTCTGTTCTCATTGGCCGCTAATTATCCCGATTCTCCCGAACCTCCTCAAATGTGCCAACAACGAGCATTTTTACACAGTTTGGCAGAGGTCTATCCCTTCGAAGAATTGCGAGAGACATTCCAGTTGTATCTGCGAGACAATGAACCAACTCTTGTCAATCGCAGAAGTTATATGAAATGGATGTATCGGTTGTTGTCCGTTCTTTCAAAGAAGACAGGAGTAAAAATACCAACCTACAAAGGATACGCACATCACGTGATGTATTACAAAAGTGGATGTTCAAAGAAATCCTATCACGGTAAAACCTGTCGTAAGCTCCAAGGTGGAGGCCGTACGAAAGATCGCGATCACGCGAAAACTTACCGAGTTTCACATATTAATTTGCTTTAATGCTTACGGGTCTTCTTAGAACCCTTCTTAGCCTTCTTGGTCTTCTTAGAAGTCTTTCTGCGACGACCACCGACAGGGGCAGCATCACGGATTGGGGCAGATGGGCTGGCGTTGTTTGGTCCAGCGAAAGTGAGGTCATACGACTCGCTGAAAGGAGCAACCTCACCACCCTTTTGCTTCTTGTAGGTCTTCTTTGCCATCTTGAGGACATCACTCAACGCAGCACCCTTGTGAGCCTTCATAGTTTCCTTGACGTGTTTCATCCACTCAGTTGCCATTTATTGTAATTCAACATGTTTTTCCACGAACCCGTGTGGTGCCCAAGAACTTGAAAATAGGTTCCACTGGCATCCATACGCAAAGGGGGTGTCCCTATTTATTCCTGTTTTTCCAAGATACATATCCGGACCCACTAAAGTTATACGATGGCGATTGAACTGAACCAATTCCGGTTGGTCGCGAGGATGGACGGCCTGATTGTAAGATAATCGGCGACATAGAGACCCATTCCAGTCCAGATTTACGAGTTTCTCAAATTCTGTTCCTGCGATTACACCCCCTGCTACGATAATGATTTTGTCTTTTAGTTCATCGATGGGTGTGGTAGGCGACACTTCTCCCTTAACCAGATGAGGCCGAGTCGCAGAGGTTGTCAAAATCTCTGCCATACGATTGAATGTTACAGTTTTTTGAGTATGTGGGACAATGGAAAGAATGAATGGGTCTGCGGATGGAAACGCAAGATTACCAATATCTATACACACCTGTTCAAAGGTCACATTGTCATCCGCATAGTCATATCCCTGCTGTAACGGCTTCTTTGAGACAACTGGTTGGTCCTGTTCGTCTGAATAGACATGTAATTCGATAAGTCGGCAACCATTGTTGAGAACGGTTGGAATGTCTTCAAAGACAGACCCTGCGGTATAGTAATCGCATAATCTCTTTCTTGGAAGAACTATGCTTTTTTGTCTATGAAATTCATCATACACTAGGTACCCTAGAAATCCTGCAAGAAGAACTCCAATCACTGTATCACTCATTGTTACTTATTTAGGCATTTTAAATAGTAAATTACGAAACGAATTGATGACTTCATCTGGAATGCGTTCGTCCATTGGAATACCCATTAGACAGGCGTAATGAAAATACAAACAATACATTCCACACTCCGAATCCTTGTATTGATGACGAGTGGTATTGTAGGTCAATTTCATACCCTGCTTATGAACCTTGGTAGCGTCCCACTGTTTCTTCCATCGTCTCATTAAGGTTTTGACTTCCGGTTCTGGATGTTCGGCATAAGAATCAAAATAGGTCATACGAGGATATTCCAATTCTGGACGAATATCACAGAATACAGCAATCCAATGTTGACCGGGTCCATCGTGTGGGTCTGTATTTAATACCAACCCAATCTGCTGTTTGCCCTGTTTATAGAGTTCATCAATTTTCATAGCACATACAGTACTCACAATACATTGATTGGTTTCATTCTTCAAATCAAAATCAATCGGCACAACGCCGGCACAGAAATAGTCAGGAAACAAATCCATATAGTTCTTTTCAATGGCCTCAATATCATCCGAGGATAGCCATTCATATCGATTCACACTCCATTCTTGCGGGGCTTTGGGTCTTCGTAATAGAGAAGAAATAATACACTCTGCTGAACCAGTATTACATTTGTCCTGAAGTCTTCTTTTCAAAGAGTGCCATACTTCCTCAGATGAACCCGCAGGAATAGGTGATTCGTGAGGATGTTCAGAGTTGTAGACACTACGAAATCTACTGACTTCGTCTTTATCAAGCCACGCCATTGTAAAAAACGGATATTTAAGAATTAACAGAATGAATGTACACAACAAATGGAAAAACTAAAATCTTTATTAACACACTATATCCAAGTCAATAAGGAACTTACAGAATACCAAGAAGCAGTCACAGCATTGAGAGATGAACGGCGTGCTTGGGAAGGTGATATTGCTGCTCTCTACAATGAACAAAAAGAGTTGCCACCAAAGATTGAGTTAAAAGAATCTAAGATGCTGTTCAAAGTGAAGAAACCAAATGAATGGAAACGAGGATGGACGCTTTCAAAGAAAGACCTTGAACGCTATCTCAATGAAATCTTACCCGAGCACGGGCCAGATGTCATGGCTGAAATTATAAAACGACACGAGCCAAAATTGGTTTCAGATGATTATGGATTTGAACTTACTTCCCGTCATCCAGACGAGACTGATGCTCAAGAATAAGTTTATTGAGTTTCTCTTTCATAGTTTTTAGTTGGTCTTCCAACTCTTTTATTTTTTTAAGGTTCGTGGGAGGTGTTAATACATACAACAGCCTTGCTGGAGGGGGTTGTGAATTAACCATCGCGCGAAAAGCCAGAGTATGAATACGTTTCACCATCAATATGTCCTTGTATAAGAATATTTTTCCAATGTTTAAGCCTGGTCCTGGGGCAACGACATCAACCCGTAGACAACCAACAGGAACACAACGGTATGAAGCAACAATCCGAAGGCAGTGGGGCAGCCTCCGTTGGCGACACCTCCAATGATGCTATTCACGAACTTGAACGTAACAGGGTTTGCGATAAGAAAAAACGCAAGAGCAGAATAGAGAGAATACTTGAACTTGAGTCCAGCAGACTTGACGGCCATTTTTATTCTATACCAGAGATAAATGGACTTGAACGTTATTGTACCCGTGCTCTTGTTTATTCTTTTGTCTCCTGGCGTGTTGCTTAGCTTACCTCCTGGAGGTTCTAAGTTGACCGTCACCCTGACTCACGCGGTTGTTTTCGGATTGGTCTACACTCTTTTGCGACGCACTTTCCCTCAATACTATTAATCGTTTAGAGTAAGAATTATTACATATAATATACGATGGAATCATTGGATACTATATTTGATAAATATGATACCGATAAAGGTACTAATTTCCATAACTACAATAGACAATATGAATCACTGCTAAATAAATACAGAGAAAAACCAATCAAATATTTAGAGATTGGTGTTGCATCTGGAGGTAGTATAAATGCAATGCGAGAAGTGTTTAAAAATGCTCAAACCATTGTAGGATTGGATATTAATGAAACTTGTATCGTTTTTAACGATCCTTCAAAGAATGTATTTGTAGAAATAGGAAATGCAACAGATAGTAATTTTATAAACTATATTATTCAAAAATATGGTACATTTGATGTTATTTTAGATGATGGTTCACACGTAAATCGTGATGTAATTAAGACGTTTGAATTACTGTTTCCATTACTAAATGATAATGGATTATACATTGTAGAAGATACCTCCTGTTTTAAAGAACCTTATTTTTTAGATGCAAATTATGATAATCATTTGAATTATTTTTTCAAATACACTCCGTTTTTAAATCAATGGCGATACGATTCAACCGAAGGTGTTAGAGACTTTGCATCTGATCCTTTTAAAATTTTGAAAAAGACTGATAACGTATTCGAATACTCAATCGACAAGATAGAATATGGTTGTGGTTATATCGGTATTCATAAAAAGGTACGCAATCACTGGATAAAATAACTAAAACGGACTTAAGTACGAATAGATAAGAGTATGTATGGACACATATTTCCCTTACAATCCACGCAATCGTTGGTTTCAAGCGAATGATATCAACCGTATTCTGCGAAAACATGGATTGCCACACTATTCTGTTGGTAATCAAAAAGTGTTTCAAACGGCTATGGTTCACACTACCTATGTGAGACGAGCAGAATATACAACTCCCGATGGACGTCCTGCGCAATTAGCGCCGTGTCCTTCTGGTGTAATGCCTTTACAAGATGAATCCTATGAATGTTTAGAATTTGAAGGAGATTCTGTGCTCGGTGTATGTGTAGCAACTTATCTCCGCAAGAAATACCCTACCAAAAAACAGGGATTTCTTACCGATGCTCGCAAAGAATTGGTCAATAATGACAGAATAGGTCAATTATCACAAATAATAGGACTGGATAAGTTCTATGTTATTTCAAGACACAACGACGAATCTGCTACGATTAGTGGGCGTTCCAACATCAAGAAATTGGGTGATATCTTTGAAGCGTTTATAGGAGCACTCTGGACGGATTGTGGAAATAGATTTCATATCGTCTATGCGTTTGTTATCAGCGTGATGGAAGCCTATCTTGATATTGAAGAAATTGTAAATACAGTAACCAACTACAAAGATGTATTTCAGAAATTCTGTCAAAAAACACTGAAATGTACTCCTGTATATGAGTTGATTTATAACGATACGAAAAATAATGAAATCAAAGTTGCTGTATGCGATGATAAAGGAACTGTATTGGCAACAGGGATTGCTTCTACACGAAAGAAAGCAGAGCAGTTGGCTTGTAAATGTGTTCTTACCAAGATGGACCCTACTTTCTCCGACGAGTAAGTCTCTTTTGAGTGGATAGCTTAGCCTTTCGCTTACAAGTGAATTTTTTCAATGTTCTACCAGCAGGAATAACAGACCGGACACAAATCGCAATCGCACTGGATTCAGTCTTGCCTGTTGATTGGACGTGTTTTATACATCGGCATAGCTTGTTTGCAGGACGTGTTCCTTTTGCACCTCCGGATACCTTGATGGCCTTATTTATTATTTCATCTATCTCTGCACTGGTATTCTGTTTGCCTTGTGGCACCTCTGGACTTTCTTCGTAGCTTTTTGAAGTATCGAATGCTTTTGGAGGACTGATTGTACCTGGATTGTAATCATCTGGAGCATTTCCTAACACTTCTTTTTCAGACCTATTTATTTCCTTTATAAGCTGTTCCGTAGTAAAATCTTTTATTATCATAGCCAAGATGTTGTCGGTAATGTTATCAAATACATCATCGGTTATAAGTTTGTATTGATGCATTCCAGTAATAATAGAAAGAATATCGAAAACTCTTGAAAGGTCTTCTACTGCTTGATTAACTCCAATTTTTACCGCTGCGCTATACCCTATTACAACACCTGTTTTCCATTGAACATAATTAAGAGCATACTTAAATTTATCATTGGTTCTATTTTTGATGAAATCACGAAACTTTTCCTTAAACTTTTCACGGGGTTGAGCAAGGCCAAAATCGTGAATAACTAGTTTATCACCTTTCCAAGCAATGTTACCAAAATGCAAATCCATATGAACGAATCTGCCTTCAATTCTTGCCAACACCCTCATCAATTCATACAATTCAGGAACCACAACATTTTTTGGTCTACTTATTTGACCCTTTGAAAACACATCCTCCTCCTGTTTTGGTGTGATGATGTTGGTAAGATGAGTTATTTTTTCAGGCTTGCTTATATTGAAATCATCTATAGCACATTTCTTACCTTTGTTACTGGATACGTCACTTTCCTTGACTTCAAAATTGGTACAAGATTTCTCAAAAAAATTGAAGCGATTTCTTATTTTACCTGGATACTCTGCTTCTACCTCATCGACAAACCCTTTTACCATTTTTTGGGCTTCTAAATCCTCATTCCCATAGACGACACGAGATACATACTTGCTGGGGTCATCAATGGTTGTGCCATCCAGACACTCTAATGGTGGGTCATATACACAAGTGTTGGCACCACTTGCTAAAAAGGCACCTCCTTTTCTCATTGTTTAACCTGCCGAAGAATATTCGTATCACATTATAAATAGAAACATGGGAGGAGGATTACTTCAATTAGTCGCCTATGGCGCACAAGATGCTTATATCAGTGGAAATCCGCACATTACTTTTTGGAAAGTCCTTTTCAAGAGACATACCAACTTCGCTATGGAGGCCTTCCGTGTCAACTTCACTGGCGCACCCCACTATGGACAACGATTGGTCGCCACCGTCAATCGTAATGCGGACTTGATTTTCAAGACCTATGTCCAAGTCACTCTGCCAGACACCACTTCTGTATCACCAACTGTTTACTGGACTGGTGATGACCAGAGACGTATTGGGTATGGTCTTTTGAAAAAGATTGAGTTGGAGATTGGAGGTCAAATCATTGATACTCATTACGGTGAATGGCTCTTCCTTTGGGAGAACTTAGCCTCTAGCTATGATGAATCAGTCAAACTTGATTCCATGCTTGGAGGAAGCATTGGTGGTAATTTTACCACTTCCACTTCCTGCGGAGGTCGTCCAGGTGTCTTGTACATTCCTCTTCAATTCTGGTTCTGTCGCAACCCTGGTCTTGCCTTGCCATTGATTGCTCTTCAGTATCACGAGGTCCGCTTCAATATCTACCTTGGTAATGCAACTGATTTGGTCAGCACATCCTCTGGATATTCTACTATCGGTGCAGCCGCCGCAGCCCTTCCTCAAATTCGAGATATGTCGCTCTACATTGACTACATCTATTTGGATGTGGATGAACGACGACGATTTGCTCAGGATTCTCACGAATACTTGATTGAACAGCTCCAATATGGTATGCCACAGACCATCACCTCTGCAAATGCTCGATTAGATTTGACTCTCAACCACCCTGTTAAGGAATTGGTCTGGGTATTCCAAGATGCTCGTAAGACTGATTGCAGTTCTACTTTGGCAAACAATGTTGGATACACTCAACCATTCACCTACGATGACATTGTTGACAAATGCAGACTTCAGATTAACGGACAAGACCGATTTGATGAGCGTTATGGAGACTATTTCTGGAAGGTCCAGCCATACCAACACCATACTGGAGGTGCTTTCTGGCCAACTCGTAATTCCACTGTACAGACTTCTAACGGTGGCAATCTCTCTATTACCAACTGTAGCATCAACGGTTCTACTCTTACAATCAGTGCAGGAGCGATCACTGCAAATGGCGTTATCAGCCCAACATATATCACTGAAAATATGATGGTAACTGGTAGTGTAACTATTTCCACTGGTCAATTTGCAGGTACTTACAACATTCCACAAGGAACTTATATTGTAGATTACGGAACTGGTGCAGGTGGTGCAAATGGAACCTACGAGCTCAGTCAAACAGTTACTCCTGCTGCTTCGAGCAGTGCAACCTTGGTATTCTTCCCACCAAATGTTCAACAAAACGGTGCAGGACAATACAATCCTATCAATGTATATTCGTTTGCTCTCAAGCCTGAAGAACATCAACCATCTGGAACTTGTAACTTTTCTCGTATTGACACTGCTACTTTGGTCTTTGATAGCATCACTTCTACTGGAGCCGGTACTTTCCCATCCAAAGCATACCCATACACTTTCCGTATCTATGCAGTCAACTACAACGTCTTCCGCGTAATGTCTGGTATGGGTGGATTAGCTTACAGTAACTAAATGATTAGTCAACTGGAAGCAAATTTAATAGCAGCAGGAGTAGGTGTAGGATTATTGGTAACGTGTTGTTGCTGTTTATTTATCATACCTATCATACGATACGTCTGTATTAGGTAAACATTTCCCAATTCCCTGGGTCTGTTGCATCATTACCGGTGCTGGAGCCCCTGGACTAGGACAGGTTTTGTGGTCGTGTCCTAATATATGCCCCATTTCGTGTGAGACTACATACTGTCGATATCGTTCAAGAGGTAATTTGCTTTTATGCGCACCGTGTTTCCAACGAAATTCATTCAAATACATATGCTTACCACCCAATTCCGCACAGGAAAGTGTACCATCATTACACCCGTTTGTTCGCAATGTACTCTGCGATGAGAGATGGATGATGATATCGCCATCTGGTTTGTATATAAATTTGTATCCCTTGCTCTCCCAACCATTTGGGTCCGCAAGATATATCTGTAATAGGTCTTTGAATTTGTTGAGTGGATATTTTACATCATCATCTATCACTACTTGGTAGTAGATGGTCTTCATTATTATACTTTCAACAAGAAATAGGTAATTGTAAATCCAAGTAAGAATTCTAATATATCGATACAGAGATTGATATCGTGACGGTCAAGGATTTGATAGAGAATAAAAATGGAAACTAGGAGTGGAAATTTAACAGCAAACATACCGAAAACAAAATGCCAAAATGAGTTCATACCATCTGTAAAAATATTGCGTGGAATAGTAGATGTTGGAAACGTTCTTAGCTTGGACCTACTTATGGCCATTTTCCGCAGGAATCCTTGCCATTCTGTTTCTAGGACTTCTGACCATAAATCTGTTGTTGTCTCTGTGTGTATTTGCTCTGTATCTTCTTCTTCCAACAACTCTGATTGATGATTTCCTTCATTGGTCTGTGGAGACGATTCGCAAGAAGTTTGAGGACTACTTTCTTCTTGTTGAGGAACATCTTGCTGATACTTTCCCGATGGTAAATCAGGAGAGGATACCGAAGTCGGCATTGCTATTATGGCATCCACACAGTTTAATGTCAGTCACTCCAACGATCCATTGCTCGTTTCGAATACACGAATTGGATACAAAAATAGTATCACATGGAATCTATCATTTCTTTCCATTCATTCGCGATTTTGCGAGATTAGCAAATAGTATTCCTGCTAATTTTGATATTATGAAAAAGACGTTGGAAGAGGGACATACAGTATCTGTTATGCCTGGAGGGGTACGTGAAATGTTATCAACAACAGATGATAAAATAATAAAATTAGTTATTCGTCGTAGAAGAGGAGTATTTAAATTAGCATTGCAAACAGGAGTACCGTTGGTACCGATTCTTACCTATGGAGAAGATCAATTATTTCCACCATTGACGTCACCTAGTTTAAATTTGTTGAATGAACTCTTCTATTCATTCTTTCGTATTGCTATTCCATTAACAAGTTGGACTGCTATTAAAAACTGGATTAATCTATACTATCATCCACTGGATCCAGTAACAACGTATGTCGGAGAACCGATAAACGTAGAAAAGATAGCAGATCCAAGTGATGATGAGATACTTGATTTGCGTGATAAGTATATCAAAGAATTGAAAAAGTTATTTGAAGAAACAAAACCTGATGGATATAGTTTAGTGATTGACTAATACATTAATGTATGAAGACTATATCATTTTTTCTACACAGAATTTCTGAAAGAGGAACGGAAACTGCTGTTTATGATTATGCTCATTACAATGAGATAATCTTAGGTAACAAATCTTATATTATTTGTTTTAGAGATTTGTACAATTTTGGATTAAGTATGGAACGTGTTGAGAGTCAAAATCCATTTCAAAAATTTAACAAACGGTTTACGGTTCTTGCTATCGACAGAATTGAAGATATGAAACAAATTATAGAGCAATATTCGATTGATATATTTTATAACTTAGTGAATGAACCGTTCACAGGGTTTAAATTTGACAATAAAGAAATTTGGAGTAAATGCAGAACAGTAAAACAATGTGTATTCGATACTCGATTCCCAGAAGGGGATGTTCATTTAGCTGTTAGTAATCAACAGAATGAAACTAATAAAACAAATTTGAAGATACTTCCTCATATGATAAATAATCATCCAACAAATGATAATTTAAGAAAAGAGTTTGGTATACCTGAATCTGCAATTGTATTCGGAAGGTATGGCGGATGTGATACATTCAATATACAATGTGCTATCGATGCAATTATTGAAGTTGCAAAAAATAATCCAACCAAATATTTCTTATTTATGAACACAATCCCATTCTGCGAATTGCCAAATGTTATATTTTTAGGCCTTTCAGTTGATATGGAATACAAACGTAAATTTATAAATACTTGCAATGCATTTATTCACGCCGGATCTGCGGGTGAGAACTTTGGATTGGCAATTGGTGAATTTGCTATTTGTTTGAAACCTATAATAACATCTTCAGTTTGTACTTACAAAGCACATATTCAAATATTAAAAGAAAAAGCTATTTTATATTCTAGTAAAGAGGAACTGGTTAACATATTAACCTATTTCTCACCTAGTACATTTGATATGACTAATAATGGTTATTTTCAATATACACCTGAAAGTGTTATGAAAATATTTGATTCCTTAATTTGTTCTTTTTAAAAATAGAAATCTTTTTGTTCTACACCCATTATATTTATAGGCATTTTATTATCATTTCCTGATATTGACTGCTCATTCGGGTCTTCAATAGCAATTGGAAACATCAATGTATATCGTTTACAGTGTCTATGATCAAAAATAACACAATCTGTTACAAATTTATAATCATAAACAGTTGATAAGTCATCAACAGAAAATCTATTCAAGAAATATTGTGCATATTTGCGAGAGATGATATATAACTGTGCACCCCACGGATTTGCAAGATTAACTTTTCTTATAATTTTCATTCCTTCAAAATTCATATCAAGTATATCTCCAACAGAAACATCGGTATCTGAACAGAATCCAAGAGAAACTATATCAGCATCTTCAATGAAATTTAGAGTCGCATCTAATTTCTCATTGAATTTCTTATCAAATCGAATATCATCTTCTCCAATCATACAGAATTCGTCATTAGTTTTTAGAAATCTCTCCATCGCAATCATATGCCCCAAGGTTGCTGCAACACCGGTTGGATATCCATCTCCTCTATCAAAAAAACCCTTCGCTCTTCTCTGCACGATGGGATCATCTGCTCTTAATGATTCTACAATTTCGATGTTGAGATGAAGAGGTTCACAAGCTTTAAGCAATCTTTCTTGTCGTCCTTTATCACACGATACGATATAGATTTTCATTGTAAATGACTCACAATTTGTGTTAAAATACAAAAAAAGCAAAAAAGCGTTTCCGCCTTTTCACTTTACTCTACAATCTTTGCGTAGTCCTTCAACTCTCCTCTCAAGTTGTACGTGAATCCGTCGAAGTTGAGTGGATAGTCACCGTGCTTGTCGGGATCAGTGAGATCCTGCAACTCTGCGTGGATATCGTCGTCATACATCTTGTCCATTGTCTCGAATGTTCCTCTCCACATATCACCTTCAATGTGCTTGAGCTTGAATTGAGTCATCTTTCTGCTTGTTAGCATAAATCCTTTGAACCATCTTGCGATCAATTTTTCTTTTGTTTCTTCTGGTTTTGCGTCAATGAATTTTGCTTCGTTGCTAATTGCGAAGTCATCGTCTTCTGCTCCGAGCATCTCGACTGAGAAGTCGAACCAATAGCGATTTTCGCCTTCAATTTCTAGGAATTTGCGTGGTGCGTTTGGGCATACGAGTTCTTGTTTTGGTTTCATTTCTGGTGTTTTTGGTTCATTTGTTGTTTCTATTTGCTTTGGTGTTTCTACTTTCTTTTCCTTCAAGGACTTCTCGGCGGCCTTAGAGGCCTTAAGTGCTTCCTTCTCTTCTGGGCTCATAGCGGCTATCTTCGCGCGGTAT